GCGAAAACACGGGAAGACCACATCATCACGGCATTTATTATGGTTTGGAGATACCAGACCTCAAGAAAAAAAGGGGTGATAATCCGTACTTCGAAAGCGAAGAGATAAACAAAATCTGGGGCATGGGTAACGTCATCATCGCAGAAGCATCACCAGAAACAATGGCTTATGTAGCCGGATATGTAACCAAAAAGACATACGGTAACGACAACAAAAGATACAGAGAGCTAGGCTTAACACCGCCGTATTGTTGTATGTCAAGAAATCCGGGTCTTGGCTACGACTACTACACGAGCCATAAAGAGCAGATGTACAAAGATGATGGGCTATACTTCAACGGTAAAAAAAGGCCGATACCAAGGTACTTTGATAAAAAATACGAAGAAGAAAACCCGAAAAGCCTATGGAGCATAAAAGAAAAACGACAGTCGAGCGCAATAAACGCCTTAAAACTCAAAATGGCCAATACAGGATTGACCATAGAACAGGAAGCAAAAGTAGAGGAAGAGACAAAGAAGCAGAGATTTAGAAAAGCCAGAGGGCTATTATAGTGTCAGTGGGCCTAATCCTATCAAGAAGAGGATTAGGCCCACTATTTATTTTCGCTTATTATATATAACTTGTTGTAGCCGTAGTAGTAGGGGCTGTGGAAAAGTTGAAAACTATAAATTTAAAACATAACATCGTAAAAAATAAGCATATTTCAATGTTGAAAAGTTTGTTGAAAACTTGTTGAAATGTTGAAACACTTTACCAGACTAAAATCTATTGCGTATAATGATGTTGAAAAGTATGTTGAAAATGTTGAAAAGCATGAGTTTTCCACAAAGTGTTGAAAATTCGAATTAAAGGCAGTCCGACGAGCGAAACCGGAAAGTCACGTCATGCTCTTCGCACGGCGCACCGCGCCTACCGCATGACATTCAAGGCAAAATTCTTCTAACTTTTTTCAAAAAACTCTTGACAAAATAGAAAAAGTATGGTATAATACAAACAGAAAGAGAGGTAAGAACCATGAAAGCAAAATCTTTAGGGCATCTGAACGTGAACGCAATCAGCAAGCTGTACGACGGAGGAATCTACGACACCAAAAAATACAGATACATAGTTGACCAGAGCGACGGCGAGATATACCGCATCGAAAAGGACCTCTTAGGAACAACGGAAGCACTCGACCCGGAAAACTGGATAAAGCAGTAAAGAGAGGTGACAAAAATGTACGATAGAGCATACCATGAACTGTATAAAGGATACAGAGGGCCGGAAACACCGGACGAATGTGAATATTTTATCCGAAAGCTTTACAGACAGCTCAAAAGAGCGTATACTGTAGAGGAGGCGAAAGCCATCATCGAAGAAATCTACAAATACAAAGACCAAAAGGCAGAAATGGAGGTGAAACAGTGGCAATCATCAGTGTGAAGAGTATCGAGAAAGCCATCAAAATCATGATGGACATTCTCGAAAAGCTGGACGAAATTTATCACGCGCTGCACGACAAGGAGGATGACAGCAATGGCAAAACGCACGAAGATGACCAGCAGTAAAGACAAAAAGATCTTTACTCAGACGGCAAAAAAGACCAAGGCCGTCAACGTCAGTCCGAAAAACATGAGAGGAGGCACCAGACTGTAATGCTGAGACGTTATTATGCAATCTATGACAAGGTAGCCAAGGCCTACAGCGGCCTGTTTGAGCAGCAGAACGACGCCGTCGCAAGCAGACTCTTCGAGAGCCAGCAGAAAAACAAGGACAGCTTTATCAGCGTCAAGCCAGAAGATTTCCGCCTGCACTACATCTGCACCATGGAGGATGAGACCGGCGAAATCATCGATAACACCAACATGTGCGTATGTGAGGGCAAACCAAATGAGTAAGTTTCGGAGCGCATACAGCGGGCAGGTAAGGCATACGAGCCTGACCGGCAACGGCCGTGAACCTGAGTATGAGTACAAGGTAACGGACGAAGGCCGGGAGCTGGTAAAAACCGGCGAAACAGACGTCTATGCACTCATCCAGAGCCGTCTGGATGAGACCAAAATCGAGAACATCATCAAGCGGGCAACATACGACCCAACTGCACTGGGCAGTCAGGACTGGCAGACAAGCGAGACGATGACCGATATTTCGGACGCGCCGACAAACTACCACGAGTGGTATGGACGCATCAAGGACGCGGAAGCGGAGTTTGACAAGCTGCCCATCGAAGTCAAAAACAAGTGGGACAACAATGTGGAAAAATACATCATGGCCTACGGAACCCAAGAGTGGGCAGACAAAATGGGCATAGCAAAGAAAGCCGAAGCGGAAAAACCGGCTGAAAAAAGTGAGGTGAAAGAATGAACCGCAACAGTGAATACAACTTTGCACAGAATCCGCAAGTCGGAGTGAGCCGCAGCCGATTCCAGCGCAACAGCGACAACAAAACGACCTTCAACACGGGCGACCTCATCCCAATCTATCTGGATGAGGTGTTACCGGGTGATACGCACCAAATCGATGTTGCGTGTGTGATGCGAATGGCGACACCCATCTTCCCGGTAATGGACAACGCCTATTGCGACTTCTACTTTTTCTTCGTGCCGGACCGCTTGCTCTGGGAGCACTGGAAGGAGTTTATGGGTGAAAACAAGGAAACCGCATGGACGCCTAAGACAGAGTACAGTGTGCCGCAGGTAACGGCACCGAAAGGCGGATGGGAAGAAGGTACACTGGCGGACTATCTGGGACTTCCTACCAAAGTCGAGGGCATCAGCGTAAGCGCTCTGCCCGGTCGAGCATACGGCCTAATCTACAACGAGTGGTTTCGAAACCAGAACGTCACGCAACCAACGCTCGTAGAGGTGACGGACGCAACGACGACCGGCAAAAACGATGGCAGCGCTACCAACGACAGCGCTATCACGCTGGCAAAGCCTCTCAAGGCAGCGAAAGTGTTTGACTACTACACCGGAGCTTTGCCGGAGCCTCAAAAAGGCGAGCCAATTTCACTTCCACTAAATGGAAGTGCCAAACTCCGGGTATACGAAGACCAGGAGCTTACGAACGTAATCGACGGAACCGGAGCAAAATGGAAAGAAATCTGGACGTGGAACAATGAACCCGACAGAATAGAAGGCAATAAAAATGGAACGCAAATAACTCTGACTCAAGTAGGTTCTGGAGCAGGAACAAAAAATAGTGGATGGATAGGGACAGACCTCAGCAGCGTCAGCGCAGCTACCATCAACCAGTTACGTCAGGCTTTCCAGATTCAGAAGTTGCTCGAAAAAGATGCACGAGGCGGCACGAGATACCGCGAGGTGCTGCGCGAGCACTTCGGGGTTATCTCTCCAGACTCTCGTATGCAGATTCCCGAGTATCTGGGAGGCTACAGACTGCCTATCAACGTGTCACAGGTTATCCAGACCTCTTCGACCGACGGCACGAGTCCGCTGGGCAACACAGCGGCGTTGAGTGTTACCACGATGAACAAACCTATGTTTACCAAGTCCTTTACGGAACACGGATTTATCATGGGACTCGCAGTAGTACGAACCGACCAGACCTACCAGCAGGGTATCGAGCGCATGTGGAGCCGCAAAGGCCGGTATGATTACTACTGGCCGGTACTGGCAAACATCGGCGAACAAGCCATTCTCAACAAAGAAATCTATGCACAGGGCAACGCAAAGGACAACGAGGCATTCGGCTATCAGGAAGCATGGGCCGACTACAGGTACAAGCCCAACAAAGTAACTGGGCTTTTCCGAAGCAACGCAGCACAGAGCCTCGATGCATGGCACTATGCACAAGATTACGACGCACTACCCACGCTAAGTACGGCATGGATGGAGCAGACCGACAGCGAAATGAAAAGAACACTGGCGGTGCAGAATCAGCCAGACTTCATCGCGGACTTCTACTTTATGAACAAAACAACCAGATGCATGCCGGTGTACAGCATTCCCGGCCTCATCGACCACCACTAAGGAAAGGAGACAGCCGGGGACAAAACCCCGGCTATTTTTGAAAATGGCATTACCAGCCTTTTTAGGAGCCTTATCAACAGGCGCGAAAGTACTGGGCGGCGTAAGCAGCCTCATAAACGCCGGAACAGGCATCTTCAACGCGCTCAAAGGCACATCCGGCAGCGGCAGCACCTCAGCTGACAGTTACAACCAAGCGCACGGCGAAGGCGGCTCTAACATGACCAGCGAAAGCGGAGTAAACATGGACCAGACAAAAGAGCTGGCTAAATACTTTCTTGGGCAGAGCCAACAAGCGCAGGGCATGCAGAGCATGCAAAACAACAAAAACTCTCTCCTGGCACTGGGCTTAAACACTCTGGGAGCTATCCAGCAGGGCGTTTACAATCGTATCCAGCAAGACGCAGCAATGTCCTACAACTCCGCAGAGGCAGCAGCTAACAGAGCATGGCAGGAGCGCATGAGTAACACAAGCTATCAGAGGGCAATGGCCGACATGGAAAAAGCGGGACTTAATCCCATACTGGCCTACGCACAAGGCGGCGCAAGCACTCCGACAGGCGCACACGGAACAATCGGGCAAAGCAGCATAAGCGCACCAAGCGTTGGAACGCAGGCAGCAAGTATGCCGACAATCTCCGGCACAACCGCAAATTACTCAAAAGCAAAGGCCGAAAGCTGGAACTGGACAGACTCGAGCGGAGAGATGCACAGCAGCGGTTACAACAGCTATCAAACGGATTTCCCGGACTTAACCGGATGGCTCAACCAAAACAACAACAGCGGCAAAAAAGCAACAATGAGCGGAGGCAGAAGCCACGGCGCAGGAGCAGGAAGGGGCAGATAAATGAGTTGTGCAAGACCACTCATCAGAGTATACAATCCAAATGACCACAACATAACAGGATCAATCATGACCTTAGAAACATACCGGGAAAGAACACACAATCCAACAGCAACGTATGAAAGTATCGCATATCGGACAGACGTGATGCTACTACCATGCGGTAAATGTCTCGGGTGCAGACTCAGACAGCGGCAAGACTGGGAGACGCGAATGTTAATGGAGTCAAAAACACTGACGCCGGTGTGGTTTTTGACGCTGACGTGGAATCAAGAGTATGTGCCGGGTATGGTAAGGGCAACCGGCGAAATCATAAGAGGTGCAACGCATCAGTGGACGACCGGAGACGCACCAGAAGTGGTGCAAATTCTCCTACAAGAGGACATGGTACGTTTTAACAAGAGGCTGAGAAAAAAACAAGAAACGTCCGATAAATGGGGCTTAGACCTGAGATATTTTTACTGCGGAGAATACGGCGAAAACACGGGAAGACCACATCATCACGGCATTTATTATGGTTTGGAGATACCAGACCTCAAGAAAAAAAG